TGTGCGGGGGTGCAGGAGGTGCGGGGGTGAACGGTATAGATCACGCCCTTACCGGGGCGCTCTGCGCGAGTGAGGTGGCCCGCCGCCGCCAAAGACTTCACAGCGTTCTGCACGGCGCGCTCGGACAACTTCGTTTTGCCAACTAGCCCGGCGGGTCCGTTGATCCCCGGCCAGCACTGCGCAGCGTCGTTCGCCATGATGGCGAGCACGTTCAGCACGCTCTGTTCAGGCGCACTGATTCCGACGACGCTCATAGCGGCGCGGCACAGGTCAAAGCCGGTGATCAGGGTCACTTAGAAAATCACCTGCTGCATGGCGATCGCGCGCTTCAGCTCCGCGATCTTGGGCCGGGCCCGGTTGAAGCGTTCGTGCTCGGCACGCGGCGGGCGGGCCAGCCGGCGGGCGCGTGCATCGGCGATCCCGCGATCGATGTCGGCGTCGAGCCGCGCGAGGCGGTCCTCGATCGATGGGCGCGGCTGGGCCACAGGGGCCCGACCGACGACGGCGCGTTTGATCAGGCCCCACATGGTCAGGCCTCCCCTGCGGCTTGCTGGGCCGCATGCCATTCCGCCGTTGCGGGGACATCATGAGCTTCGGTGAAGTTCAGGGCCCAAGCCGACGGATTGCCGTTCTCACGAACCCAAGATTCGAGCGCAGCCTCCAAGTGCTTGCGCAACTCGGCCTTCGGGCTGGCGCCGTGAGCGCAGAGCCCCGCATCGACGCTGGGAGGATCGCCATCACCATCGCCCAACTCTTCGTTCGAGCTATCGAATTCCTCATCGATGCGATCGAAGCAGTCGAAGCGCCACGGCTGCTTATCCGCGACCGCGATGTTGAACGGCGAACCATCCGATATCTCGCCGCCGTCAATATGACGGGCCTCGGCGATTGCATCCACCAGCGTGTCGGCCTTCAGCGGCTGCCACCGCTCGGCGTCTGGGGAATCGGCATACCAGTATGCCATCAGATCATCCCCAGCGACTGGAGGTAGACCTCGAGGATGGCCTCCTGCTCCTGGTACTCTTCCCGCTTCAGCTTGCGGATCGACAGGATCTTGCGGATCGCCTTGGGGTCGTAACCGCGGCCCTTCGCCTCGGCGAACACGTCCTTGATGTCGTCCGAGATGCCCTTCTTCTCCTCCTCGAGGCGCTCGGCGCGCTCGATCAGCAGCCGCAGTTCGTCAGCAGCCACCTGGCCGCCTCCCATGCCTTCGCTACGCTCTTCGGTCATTGTCATGCTCCTTGGTGAACTGGCTTCGCCCATTCGGGCGTGTGCTCGCATCCGATGTCGCCACGGACACCGCAGCGGAAACAGGGGTCGCGCGAGACGAGGGATTCGGAAGGCATCGGCCTGTCGGCTGCGACAGCTGCCGGGCGGTCATTGCGCTTCCGGGTGAACACGCGCTTCTTCGAGATGATCGTGATGTCGAGATCGACCAGGTAGATCTCGCGGCCGTTGCTGCAGTGCTTCACGCGCAACCGGCCTGCCTGCGCCATGCGGTAGATCGCGTGCGCCGGCGTGGATACGCTGGTCGCGCCAAGAGCTTCGCAGAGCGTAGCGTTGCTGGGGCAGACTTCGCCAGCGAGCGCCGCCTTCACGAGCAGGTCATAGACGACCTTCTGCGTCGCCTGCGCTTGGAGGGCGCTCTTGTGCGTCACGCTGCGTAGTCCCGTGGGAGGTCGTAGGGGGTCGATGCGGCCCGGTGGCTGCACCCGAGGTCCGCGCGGACGCCGCAGCGGAAGCACGGCGTCCGATCGATCACCGCGGGAAGAGGCTCGCGAGCCTCGGCGCGGGCGCGTGCCACTGCCGCCTCTGCATCGCGCTGCACCCCGTCTTGACGCTTGATCGACAGAAGCGTGAGGCCGGGCTCGACGATGTAGACCTCGCGCGAGCCCTTTTCCGAATCGACACGGATGCGGCCGGTAGCTGTGAGACGGCGCATCGCCATCATTCCAGGGAATGTTGAGCTCATACCGAGCACAATTCCGAGCGCCCGGTTCGTCGGGCATGGCTCCCCGGCGAGCGCGGCACGCACCAGCTCCGCATAGACGATCTGGTCGGTCTGCCCTGTAGGAAGCTGATGCCCGGCCATTATGCCGCGACCTCGGCAAACAGCGAGCCTTGGCGCTGGGCGTCAGCACTTGCGCACGCGTCGCGCGCCGCGCGCGCAGCGCGGACATCGCCGAAGTCCGCGCTCGCAACTTCCACGTGCGGAGCTACGCCGCGCCATAGCGAGCGGGCGAAGGCGGTATCCGTGCTCTCGCAGGACAGCTTAATGCCGGTCGCGTCGGTGAATTTGTCGTACTTCGCTGAAGGCCGAGCCGAGTACCCAGGACGCCCGCTGTATTCGAACGGTACCGACATGCTCGGTAGGATGAAAACCCCCCACCGCGCGATGTCGGATGCGATATCGACCACCGCGAGATCGTCCTCGCCAGCGTAGCGAGCGGTGGCAATCTTTGCCATCTTCCCGAACGGCGGGTTGGCGATAGCGCAGTCGAAGGCTCCTATGTCGCCCGCCGCGCGGACGTCTGCGCAAATCCACTCTGCTTCAGGGAAAACTTTGCGGCCGACGGCGACATAGTCTGGGTTAACCTCGACGCACGTCACTTGCGCGCGGCGGCCGCTGTACCACCAAGCGGATAGGCCAAGGCAGCCGATGCCTGCGCACAAATCGACGATCGTGTCGGCACCACTCGCGTAGAGAACGACGCTCGGGGCCAGTTCCACCGGCGTGAAGAACGCGCCCGCCGCCGAGTTGATATGGTTCGCACTCTCTGCCCAATTGCGCAGTACGAACTCGCGATCGTCGTCGCTGAGCTTCGGCTGCTCGAGCAGGTCAAGGGCGTGACGGTGCAGTTTGATCTGCTCTTTCGATAGCCGGCTCATGCCGCGACCTTCGGCGACAGCCAGCGCGTCCGCGTTTCGCGATCGTGCGGCTTGGTCCAGACGATCCAGCAGAAGTCGGTCGTACCGCCCTTGAACGCCTTGGCGCCCATCTCGTCGATCATGGCGCCAGGCGGCATGCTCGGGCGGCGGGACAAGATCAGGACGTCGCTGGGCGGGAACTCGGTGAACAGTCGGTGCCGCGCCGCGCTCGCAAGGAACGACAGCTGCTGCAGGACGCAGACCCGGTGGTCGGCGAGCGCCAGCATCCGCCGGGTGATCTGCTCAGCCATCTTGAAGGGCGGGTTCGTGACGACCGACAGGCGGATCCCAGGCGCGATGAACAGGGGCGCGCATTCGCCCGTCGCGTCATGGATGCCGTCGATACCGTCCCAACGCTCAACGACGTCGCTGGCATAGGTAAAGAACCCGCGATCCTTGAACGTCTTCGGGATCGTGCCACCGCCTGCGCAGGGATCCCAGATGTTATGACCGTTGAAGTCGACCGCGTCGGCCAGCTGCTCAACGCACCACCGGGGCTCGACGTACCAGTCGTGCGCGGCGCGGGCGTAATCGCCGACCTTGTAGCCGCGCGAGGCATTCGGCGCCGCGCGCAAAAGACTGTCCGCAGAACCGGGCTCAACCGGCACTGCGCTATTGAGCGCGTCCATAGTCATCTCCGTTGCGGGGTTTTCCGCGTGATATTCGTTGGTCGAAGAGGTCGTCAGGGAGCCGCGAATGGCTCCAAGATCTGGATCATCATCACCGCGTCGTCGCGCAGCTCGGCGCGATCGATGTGGCAATATCGACCGTCGGCACCCGCGCGGGCGAACTCGGCTGCACCGGTCATCAGCTTCGAGATCACCATGGCAGGGGCATCGGCGGCCGGGTCGAGCTCGCGCGCGCCCTGGCCGATGACGCTGAGCACCCGGTCGGTGAACTCGACGCCGAAGAAGCTGGCGAGGATCAGGAGATTGCAGCCGCTGGGGCACCGGCGATCGCCGCCGCTGGCGATCATTGCCGACAGGGTGCGCGCTGGGATCTTCGTGCCTAGCGCGACGTCTTCGACCGAGTGCTGGCGGCCGCGGCCCATCAACAGGCCGATCGCCTTGCAGATCTCGTCCTCTGCCGTTTCCGGCGAAATCATCGAGCTATTCATCACGGACATTGCCCTCCAAACCGAGGAAAGAGGTTTCATGGAAACTGAGACCCTGATCACCGCCCCGAAGGCCCTTCGCCTCGCCGTTGCGCGCGCGCTGCTCGAGCATCGCAACCTCGTGGCGGCAGCAGAGGTCGATGCCCCAGAGCAGCACGGCCGAGCCGACCGTGATGATGATCACCATCGCGACGATGGACCAGTGGTCCGTCACAGGAAGTTCCCTTCGGCGTCGCGGATGACCCGGCCGTATGCCGCCGCGTCCCTGCCCGACAGCAGCGACTGGACGAACCGGTGACGCTGCCAGACCGCATGGGCGTGGCCCAGCACGAAGCTCGCGGCGCACGCGAGGAAGCACGCGATGCAGATCATGAGAATGTTCATGCAGCTTTCCGATCACGAGAGAGGGAAACCGGCTGCTGGCATTCCCGAACCGCAATTGCGGCTCGGTTGCCACAGTGCGTGACGTCGAGAACCGGTGCCTCGATGTACGAAGGATCCGATGCAGCATGGAAACCGAACCGCTGCGCGCCGATCGCGATGATCGCGGTCGCGGCGCCAGCGACGCGGGACGGTTCCATGGTGGGGAGGGTGAGCAACACTTACGCTGCCGCCTGCTGTTCGACGCGTGCAGCGGCGCCCGCGACGATGAAGTCAATGTCGACCTCAGGCTTCTCGACCGATGCCAGGAGGCGCAGGTGAGCCAAGCGAGAGCGCGGCACGCCATTCTTGCGCCAGCTGTGCACAGTGGAAAGGGGCGCATCCATCATCCGGGATACCGCAGTGCTCCCGCCGAGTGCGTCGATGATCTGGTCAGCTACCGTCTGCATAGGCAACAATATGCGATATCCGCAGACTGCGCGCAAGAGAAATCTGCGATAATGGTAGTTGCGAATATCGCAGATCACCGCTTCACCGGCACGATGAGCCCGCAAGAAATCCGCGAAGAACTAGAAGCCCTCGGTTTGAAGATCCGAGACCTAGCCGACCTCTCGGGTATCCAGGAGAATTATCTGACCAAATCGCTCGGCAAGACTGGTCGCGGCATCAAGCATGTCGAGATGGTTGCGATCGAGCGAGCCCTGGCGACGAAGCGCGCTGAGATAGAAGGCGTTGACGGCGAGCCAACGGCGCCCGCGCTTCCTAAAATTCCTCTGCTTGGTGACGTGCCGGCCGGACCGCCTCAGAAGGCAATTGAACTATCGGGCAAGTGGCACCCTGTTTCCGATCCGGACACCCCGCCTCGGGCGTACGCGTTGCGCGTTAAGGGCGACTCTATGGACAAGCTCGTCCCAGACGGTGCGACAATCACCATTGACCCGGACGATCGAGACCTGTGGGACGGCGCGCAATACGTCATCCGAACACAGGACGGGGAAGCCACTTTCAAGGAATATCACGCTAACCCCGCTCGGCTGGTCCCTCTGTCCAGCAACCCTGCTCACACCCCGATTAAGCTCGGCGACGAGCCGATTGAGATACTTGGCAGGGTTTGGTCGTGGACTGTTCGAGCGAGGCCGCGGCCAGGCGCATAAGAGCGTATTGGTGGACCTCCTCGAAGTCCGCCTCACCGGACAGGTAGAAGTCGCCCCATTCGTCTCGCGTGCCGACCCCTAGCGTCTCCGCGTCCCGTTCCGCACGCTCTTTGGTGCTGCGCCATGGGGACTGAGGCTTACCGAAAACAAGCACGCGATAGTGAAGCACTGACGAACTCCCGACTCATCATGAGAACATATATAGAACACGAGATTTGAAGCGCGTCAATAACTGCTAATATCGCAGATTTATGATTGACGGCAGTCTGCGAATGTCGCATATTATACCTATCAGGCCAGCCCGGCCCGGTAGGAGATCGACGTGGCCGAGCAGGCTTCCACAGATTGGATCGAGTGCGATGGGGCAGGGTGCCCTGTCTCGGATTGCGCACGGGTCCACGTGCAGTTCCGGTACGATCCAGACCGTCAAACAGCAGAGCTGGCGAACCCCGCCCGCGGCGTTCCGGCATACGTCTACAGCGACTGCTGGATCCATCAGGGGGCCAAGTCTGACATCGTAGCTTGCCGGGTGGTCGCATGAGCGGTCCCTGCAACTGCATCGCCGAATTCGATGCGAAGCTCGCCGAGCGCAACACCCGGATCATGCTTCCGATCATGCTGGGCGCCGACCAGACAGCGCGCCCAATGATCGTAACCGATCAGATTGAGACCGGGCGCGGCAAGAAGAAGGCTTGCGGCGTTTTCGCGAGCTTCTGTCCATTCTGCGGCATCAAGCTGGGTACTTCGGCATGATGCGCGTCGACACCCGCCCGCGTCGCCAGAACAGCGGCAAGGCCGATGCCGACCGGCGCTTTCCGACTCATCTGTCATGGTTGCGCAAGCGCCGTTGCCTGCTCGTGGGCAACGCGGGGCATGTCTGCTCGGGACGCATGGAGGCATCGCATTCGGACGCTGACGGCTCGAAGGGAATGGGACTGAAGTCGTGCGACTTCACGGCAGTTCCGCTCTGCTCGGCCGCCCACGCTGAGCTGCACAAACTTGGCCTTGAGACGTGGCAGGCCAAGTACAGAATCAACCACGCGAAGGCGGGCCGCGACTATGGCGCGCTGTCGCCGCACAAGGCGCGCTGGGCTCATGTCGAAGGCGCGCCGCGATGACCGGCCGCACCATCGCTTCCCATGATCCCGACCTCGCTCAGACGATCACGGATATGGCCGCGGCCTGCCATCGCCTTGCTTTGGCCGAGGAGCGGATCGTTCTCGCGCACCGAGCCGATAATTCGGCTCACCTACTGCCGACCGCCGTCGCCAGTGCGGGCGCGATCCGTGACACGATTGCCACCCGCGCCGCGCGGCTGAACATCAAGCCGTTCGGCCTGCGCCTGATCATCGAAGAGCACGAGCGGCTGCGCGAAAAGCAAGGCCGGCGCCCGACGATGGAGCAGCTGGAGCGCGCTTTGGAAGCTGCAACCGATCTGCTCACCCGGCGAGCGCAGGCTGACGAGGCCTATAAGTGTGAGGCCGAGTTCCACGCCCGTAGATCAACACAGATGGCCGAGGCGAGCGTCAACGCCGTCGCATACTTGAGGGCCTGCGCATGACCTATGCACCACGCCCGCGCCCCATGGGCGAGATCCTTGGCCGCCAGCCTGCGCGGATCCTCTGGACCCCGTCGAAGCCCCTGAGCCCATGGTGCGGCGCGATCCGTGGCGGGCATAAGACCGGTTTCGGCGATCACAGCATCGCCGGGGGAGATCGGTTTACCGAGCAGCAGGTCGAGGGCCTGATCAGCCGCGGCATCGATATCCTGACCGCGCCAGCGATGACCGTGCAGCGCAACGCGCCGGACGCCGACATCGCCAGCGGCACCGGCCTTCCCGGGGTTTATCAATTCGAGTGCCCAATCCTCTCGCGACGTGCCGACGGCCGTGTCCGCGTCATCGCACCGGACGGCAGCGAGCGGAACGTCGAGGCAGACGGCTGGACGAGCCCGCGCCGCTCGCGCCGCAGGATCACGTCGTGAGCTATCTCGACCCCGCAGCTGCGGCGACGCGCGCGCCGCTTCCCCCAATCCCGGATCTGATGGGCGTCGTCTCTGCGGAGATCCTGATCGACCTGATGATCGCCATCCTCACCCTTGGAGATCGCTCATGACCTGGAACCTGTTCATGTACGGCGCTGGCTGGGCGTGCCTCGGCGCGATCGCGATCATCGCGGCCGTCATCTTCGTCGAATCACTCTATCACCGCTGGCCCCAGATTATGACCGCCCTGCGCGGCAACGATCGGCCCGGCTTCGTGCCCCTTTCCCCGACTGCCTCGGTCCGCCCCCTCCGGACGCGTCATTCCCGGCTGCCCGTCGTCGAGGCCGACGCCCAGCCAACCCATTCCGTGAGCGCCGCATGAAGCCCCTCGCTCGCCGCTTAACCTCTGCGAAAGGTCCCTCCATGGCTGCCGAACCCATGCGCTCTGACGTCCCGCGTACCGACTGGCCCGAGGCGGTCAAAGCACAGGTTGAGATCTGGCAGGGCGTTGCGGCTGCGGCCTCACATATCGCGCACGCCCGCCGCACGATGTTCCTCGCCTATGTCGCCGAGGGCTTCGCCGAAGCGCAGGCGCTCGAACTCATCAAGACGATGTGATCGGGCATGAAGATGCACAGTCAGATCGGCCGCAACTCAGCCGGCCCCCGCGAGAGCCAGCGTGTGCTCGACCAAGCCGAGGTCCTTGGTCGCCGCGACCGCCTCATGCAGCAGCCGCCATCCGCCGAGCGCAGCGCCGCTCTGACCACTATCCGCGCCCAGCTGCGCAGCATTGATAGGAGAGTTTCCCGTGGCTGATGTTGCCGACATGGCGAACGACGTGGCCCAGGCCGCGCTCGACCGCAGCATCCGCGCCGCGCGCGCGCCCATCGCTATCGGCGTCCCCGGCGAGTGCACCGAGTGCGGCGACGATAGCCCGCGCCTGGTCATGGGCCGCTGCGCTCCCTGCCGTGAGCCGAAGAAGGGATATGCCCGATGACGAGCACGAAACCTCGCTGCCCGGTTACCGGCCAGCCCTTTTCCTCGGCGCGTGATGCCTTCGAAGCGGAGTGCTGATGATGGAAGACAAGTCTGCGAGCGCAATGATCGGGCTCGGGTGCATGGCCCTGCTGATGCTGATCGCCATCGTTGCCGGGGGCCTCATCGGCATCGTCATCGCCGTCGCGAAGTGGATTGCGTCGTGAACCCGGCAGAGATCAACGCGATCGGCGCGCTGCTGCAGAGCATCCGCCACCCCGACGAGCGGTTCGTGACCGTGTCGCTGACCGCGCACGCGCCGGGCTTCGACACCTTCGAGGGCAGCATCTCCGCGACCGTCGCAGCCGACGGCGACACGGCGACCAGCGAGGCAGTGACGCTCGACTGCGCCCTCAACATGGCCCGCGCGAAGCTGCGCAACCAAGCAGCTGCCCGCACGAAGGCCGCCGCCGAAGCAAAGGACAAAGCGGCATGACCACGACAGACCAGGGCGCGGTGACGGTTGCGCACAAGTCCGCCGATCATCTCGTCCGGATCAACGGCGATGCGAATGACTTCCTTTCGTTCAGCGGTGACGAGGACGACAACGGCCTGTCGATGACACAGCATCGTTATTACAGGTGGGGCGTCAATTGCGTCGTCGCCATCGGTGAAATGAACCGCCGCAACCAGTGGGATGATCAAGCATTCGACGAGAAATGCGCAACACTTGAAGCCCGCCTCGCCTCTGTATCATCCGCGAGTGCAGAGACACCAGAGCGAAAGGAAACGCTATCCGAGCGGCAGGCTCGCGAGGTGATGAACCCCGGCTTTGGCAGCGCTGTTGGGCGGTCTGACGGCACGGCTTGGAATGCTGCTGCGAGCAATTTGCAAAAAACGCAAAGTGCCCCCGAACCTGTACCCGCGACCAATCAGGCGGGAGAGGTGGAGCGTTTGCGCGAAGAAGCCATTGAGAAAGTGCAGGACATCATTGGCGCCCATTACGAAGGGCCTGAGTCCTTGGACTATACTGTAGCTGAGGAAATTGTTGCCGCAGTGCTCGCCGTGGAGAAGGCGAAGTGATCGGCAGACTGCCTTTGTGGGCGCTCATTCCATTGTCGATCATCGGCTACCCTGTCGTTGTGGCTTGGGCTCTCTGTCTTCTCATCCGCGAAAAATTCAGGAGCAACGGGCATGTTTAAGCCGACTGTGTCAGCCATGATCCGAGAATTGGCAGAGATCCACAAGGGAGGAGCTGCAACTTCTTCAAAATTGGTTTCTTTCGGGGATGCAGTTGCCGCCGCCCTCGCTACCCAGCCCGCAACGTCGCAGGAGGGGGAGGGTATTGCTAACGCGCTCACCGGGTCGACCGATCAAGGCCCGTTTACGAAGTTTGACGACAGCTTTTACGCCGCCACCCCGACGCCTCCTACCCCGCCATGTCCGTGCGACCCGGATAACTTCGCCAATCCTGATGAGCACGACATTTCTTGCGTGCATGCCGTACCTGACTCCGCGCCGCATTTGCGCCGCGAGGTACTGCCAGAGGAAATAATCCAAGCAGATCGTGATCAAGCTGCAAGCTTTATACCGACTTACGCGGGCTGGAATGGGCGGATGTTCGCCGACAGGGTAAGGTCTGGGAAATGTGATGAGCACGAGCTTGTTAAAGCATTTGCGCAACATCGCCTTAACTCCCTCGCCGCCACCCCGACGCCTCCCACCCTATCGGAGGACTTGCGGGGGTTGATCGAGGCTATCTTGCTCTACGCCGATCCGAGCGGAGATGGCCTGTACGATGGTGCGAACGACATCGCGGGAACCAAGCAGAGCGGCGAGTTGGTATTGAAGGGCAGTTTCATCACGACCTGCATCCGTCTCCGAGCCGCCCTCGCACAGGTGAAGGCATCTTAACATGTCCACGGCTCTAAAGAGCAGCGGTTCCTCCAACGAGAGGCTGATGTTCCAGCCCGACGCGAAGAATATTGCAAGCCGCATTCACGTCCCGATCATGAGACGCTCCGCAGTCACTACATTCCCAACGCCTTATTCCAAGCGCGCCCATACCTTTGGGGCTGCTGAGGGGAATAGTCCCGCAGCAAGAGCACGTTTGGGAACTGTATCGCTCGTCAGCTTCGATAAACACCGCTCCATGCCTTCTGGCCTTGTACTGGAGCATATGTCGGAACTGACTCCACCCAGCGTCAAACACGGACTTAGCCATCCGTGTTTTGCGGAGAGCGGCAGCGTTCACATTGCCGACGACGATCAACTTATTTTCTCGGACGATCCGAATGGATTGTTCGTGGAGATGGTGGCGCCTGGAGCTGGCAATCTTCGCATGGATTGCCTTGACCCGGCGTTTTTTATTGGCTCTTTGCGCGACCCCAAGCGCCGCTTCATATTGGCGGTAGTGGCGGAGCGCCGGTATCTTCTCGCCGCTAGAAAGTGTCGCGAGGTCTTTCAGGCCAAGATCAATACCCACCGAACAATTGCCGGGCGGCAGATCGTCGGCAACTTCGCACTGGAATATCACATACCAGCGACCTCGCGCGTCCTGAGCAAAACACCCGGAACGGTACTCGCCGATCACTTCTCGCGACTTCCAAAAGGTAAAGCGCCGCTTGAGATAGACCGCGCTATTATCGACGAGTTTGGTGGCGCGGGGTATGAACGGGACCCAGCCGAGCGAGCGTTTCGGACCAAAACTCACGCGAAAGCGCGGGCACCTCTTATGTTGATCCCGCGACTTGGTAAACTGCCGGCAGATTTGCCCGACTGTGTCCGAATGTATTCCAAGGGCAGCGCCGCTACCGGCAGTCAGTTTGATCAACTCAAACTCTCTAGGCCAAAGAACATTCAGCCCACCTTTACGTCTACGCTCAGCTTCACGCTGAGTGGCCACGCAAAAATTCCACACCTGATTGCATGCAATAGCATGGCGCAGAAGGTGCCTATCTCCGCTCTTGATGCGATATTTGAGGCTAAGAATAGACACCACTACATACTAGCAAGCGTCGCTAAACAGGCAAAGACTTTGTTGCGCCCCGCCCACCTCACAGATCAGGAAGGACAGAACCGATGAGCGTCGAAGGAATCGACTTCGCTCAGGCGGAACTCATTTTCGAGCGGTTGGCCGCGGTCGCCGAGGCGTTGGCGCAGCCCGCCGGCGTTGGCGAGATGGAGACCGTCGGTAACCTGGTCTCCTATCTGCTCGACCATCCGCGCGACATCGAGCCGCTATTGCGGTTCGGCATCAGCGAGCTTCCTGCGAACTGGATCAGGATGGGCCGGCTTTCCTACCACGGCATGGACGGCAAAGTCTGGCGCCCAGCCGATGCCCGCCGCGCCGCCGTCATCAAGAAATTGGAGAGGACACGATGAGCGCGGTCGCAATCGCACAATATCCAGACTGGCCCGCCGCGATGACGCGCGACCTGGCGCTGGCATACACCGGCGTCGCCGAGGCTCAGCTGCGCGCGTGGGAGCGGGGCGGCCGGGTAAACTTCCGCGCGCGCGGGCCGCGGGGCGCGATGCTCGCGCTGCGCTCGGACCTCGATTCGGCGTTGACCGAGATGTTCACATCGACCGTCGAAGAGGATCTCGACTTTGGCTGATGTCCGCCTCCCGTCCTATGTTCAGAAGCACAAGCTTGCGGGCAAGGTCACCGGGTATTTCTGGGTGCGCCCGCAGTGGGCGAAGCCACCAGCGCTGCGACATGGGCAACCTTGCCCGGTTCAGTCGACTCCGCTGGGCACTGAGGTCGCTACGGCGATCACGAAGGCGAACGCGATCAATGCGGCCTTCAAGGAGTGGCGGGACGGCAGCCAGTCCAAGCTTGTGCCCGGATCGGTGCAATGGCTGTTCGATTGGTACCGCGGAACCGAGAAGTTCACCGAGCTGCGGCACGTCACCCGCACCGGTTACAAGCTGGCGATGGACATGGTCGTCGCGATCGAGATGAAGGTCGGCCGCTTCGGCACCCGCCAGGCCAAGCTGATCGACGCGACCGCCTCCGACGCCCTCTACAAGAAGGCCAAGGACAAGCACGGGGAGCGCCAGGGCTCTTACATGATGCAGGTCTGCCGCCTCGTCTGGAATCAGGCTGCGCGGCACCACAAGGCGACCGGGGTCAAGGACAACCCGTTCTCAGGCATGGGGATCAAGAGCAGCAGCGGGGCGGGGCGGGGTAACCGGGCGTCCACGCGCGCCGAATACGAGGCGTACAAGCTGGCCGCGGCCGAGATGGGCAAGCACAGCATGGCCGCCGCCGCCGCGATCCTGTTCGAGGGATGTCAGCGCGTTTATGACGCTTTCGGGTTCGAGGATCCTGACGGCTACGTGCGCGGCGTGCGCTGGGGCGGGTACCGGCCGGGCGAGAGCATCGGCCTGATCCAGTCGAAGACCGGCAACGTCGTCGACATCCCGATCGTCGATCGCCTCGATGGCGAGGTCGTCGTGCTGTATCCAGAGCTCGAGGCGGCGATCGGAGGACTCAAGCGCGGCGCCGACGACGACCTGATCGTCCGCGACGAGCGCACCGGCGCCGCCTACACCAAGGATTACATGAACAAGCTGCACCGGCGCATCCGCAAGAAGGCGGGGCTGCCGGACGACCTGAAGTTCACCAGCTTCCGGCATGGTGGCATCACCGAGCTAGGCGATAGCGGCGAGGTCGATGTCCGCGCCGTCAGCGGTCACAAGACGCTCAACGTCACCGGGATCTACAACAAGGCCAGCCAGGAGAAGGCGCTGCGCATCGCCGCACGCCGTCGCGAGCATATCACGACGCTGGTCGGGGCGCTCGCCGAGGTGAAAGATGATGCCGACGCGGACTGACGAGCGTCACTTGCCCCGCCGCTCCAGCTCGCGCTCGACGGCGTCGCGGATGAATGCTGATCGATCCAATTCGCCGCGCGCAGCTTCGATGCGAGAGAGCAGCGCAGGCGCCCAGCGCATGGGAACCATGACGGTCTTCTCGCCCAATCCGCCAAGTGGCTTCCTACCCATGGGCGGCGCTGTAGCGGGTAAAAGTTCCTGTGCCAATTCGTATATACACCCTTGCGGAGAAACGTATATACGTTTAGGTATCGTATATACAGTACGGAGGCAAGCCATGTTGAAGTTTGACGATCTGGTCGAGGGCGCGATCTACGAAATCTTCCATGAGGATGGCGTCGGGATCGGCTGCGGCGAGCGCGACGAGATCAAGGGCCTCGCTGACATCGGCGTGTTCGGCGCGGAGCTCAACACGCTGCGCTTCAAGCGGATCGGCTGAACACATGGCCCGCACGGCACCCGCCCCGCGCGCCTACTACAATGAGCACGACCCGTTCGCCGCCGCATGGCTGCGCGAGCTGATCAAGGCGGGGCACATCGCCCCCGGAGACGTAGATGAACGCTCTATCGAAGATGTCTGTCCCGACGAACTGGCCGGATATGTTCAGTGCCATTTCTTTGCGGGAATTGGCGTCTGGAGCCATGCTCTGCGTCTGGCCGGATGGCCGGATAACCGAGCGATATGGACGGGAAGTTGCCCGTGCCAGCCTTTCTCCGCGGCTGGCAAAGGCGCTGGGTCTGATGACGAGCGGCATCTATGGCCTGCGTTCTTCGACCTCATCCAGCAGTGCAATCCTCCAGTCGTCGTTGGAGAGCAGGTTGCGAGCAAAGACGGCCTCGCTTGGCTCGACCTTGTATCAGCTGAC